GGCATGTTTGAGCGGTGCCGGAAGTTCACCGCCGCCCATCTCCTTCAATTCATCTTCACTCCTGTTAGTCGCGCTCACCACTGTGCTTGCTGCCGCCTCGAGCAGATGATTCAGATACTCATCATCGTCCGCAAAGTCGTCGGCTCTCACGTGTTTCTTGAACAGTTCTAAACTCACTGCTGCCATAATCATCTACAATTAACCAACCTCATAGATATATATCACCTTATGCACCGGCTTTGCTAAGCATAGCGAATGCCTCTTCACGGAGTACGCTGATAGCGTAGTCTGCGTTGAGAACAAAGTCGATAACGTTCTTGCGAGACTGTGAATAAGGATCCACGATAATGTTCAAATCGCCGAAGAGACCAACCGGAGCATACTTGAATGATCCGAAGAGTACGTCACCTTCTTTGACGTAAGAAGAGCAGAATACAGGCACACCGTTAATCTTACCGTTATCGTCAACTACAGCCACTGACGCGCCGTCCCATTTAGGAGTAGCCTCGAGCAAAGACTTAGTAGTCTCTGTCATTACGTAGCACAATCCCTCGGGCTCGATGTTAGCACCGAGAACCAAGCTCTTCAGTGAGAGAAGGTCTGTGAGCGCCGGAGCGTCTGTTGCGTATGTTTTCTTGCGTGCTGCCTTGATGTTAACGAACGGTCCTACAAGGTTAGTGGCGTTGTCGACCTTGGCAGAGCTGAACATAATCCTGTTGATAAGTGCGGCTGCTGCTACCGGCAAGTACTCAGTGCAGATAGTCTGCAAAAGATTGTCGGTCTCGTTGAGAGCCTCACGTGTGATAGGCACTGCCACACCGATGCGCTCAGGCTTAGCTGTAAGTTTGCTGACAGGAATCTTAGTGTCGCCAAGTTCAACGGCCTCACCATTGACTGTTGCTTCGAATGCCTCCACGATAGGCCATGTGTAGTTGCCCTTCAAGCCTGTAAGCAAAGGAGCGCCGATAGACGGCAGAATGGTCTTAGCGTAGAGTGGCTTCACGATGTCACCCATTGTAACAGGCGACGGCAGTGTGCTTGACGCCGGGTCAGAATAGCCGGAAGTATTGCCTGCGAAGTCGCGGGCAATCTTCAACTCGAAGCGCTTGCCTGATGCGATACACTCACGAATCTGCTTGTCCGCCTCCGCAATGTCCTCACGACGATTGACCTCAACGGTAGTAGTGTTAGCTTTAAGTTTCATCCCAAGGATGTCAAGCTCACGATAGAGAGCCTTCTGCTCACTCTGCTCTGCCGGAGTGAACGACTCGCGTGTCTTGTCACTTTCGAGATTCTCCGCCATCTCGTTCAGGCGACCCTTGATAGCTTCAATGCGTTCGCAGGTTTCACGAAAATTAAACTTTCCCATGTTTTTCTATGGAATTAATTCAACTAATTATCCACCTAAACGGTGTGGTTAATTCTCTCATAGACGGCCTTCAGCGCCTCGCGCTTCTTGTCGTAGTCAATCTCACGCTCATCTTCTGACGGCTTTCCGCCCGGGAGTTTCACTCCCGCGTTTTCCACCTCTCGGCGTGTTACCTCCGTCTGCTCGAAGGCAGGATCCGGAGTGATGGTAAAGTCGTAGACAGCGTCTATGCGTTTCACGTGGCGGAGCAATACGTTGTTTCCGTATTCGTCCTTCTCGTCAAGCTTTTCATAGCTGACAGCGTTCTCGGAGTCCTCCTCGTCGGTGCTGTAGATGAAAGAGCAGCCATCGAGGTCGCCACGCTGCACCAGTTCAAGTGCCTTGTCACCGTCGACAGTGTTGGGCATCTCGGCCCAGAACTTGACACCGACCTTGTCCACCTCGTAGTTCAGAGTGCCTTTGCCCTTGTTACTGCGCGCCAGCACCAGCTGACGGTCATGGAACATGGTCAACTTGATGTCACAGGCATCCAGTGTCTCGCGTGTCAGGCATCCGGGCTCCAGCACCTCATAGTAGTTATCCCACCAATCGCATAAAAGACGACTGCGCACACCGAACTTCAGCGCGTAGCCTTCGATGGTGCGACTTTCGCCACCGTCGGCGGCTTCGCGGATTCTCAGACCCGCGCTCAGTCCAATCGTTCTTTTCTTCTTCATACCTTAACTTGCTGTAAATATATAATTACTCTGCGTTTCCTCCGGCCAGCTTGTTGCTGCCCAGTGGCGCCAGATTAGTCGATACGTAAACAGTGTCACCACCTTCCACTGACGGCTGATTCTCAAAGTGGCGCCAGTCATTGACGGTGTAGACGCCGCTCTCAATGGTCTTCTTCTGATAGTCCGCCTTTGCTTCGAGGTCCAGTGAGTAGACTCCGCGGCGGTCAAAGCGGAATATGCGCTTGCAGCACAATGACTGCGGAATAAGCTTTCTGGTGAACTCGGCCTCGATGCGTTTGAGTATCGGGTCAAGTGTCATTGACAGGAACGCCACGTTGGCGGACTCTGCCGACTTATAGTTGGTCGATGTATCATCAAACACAAACGAAGGATGGACGCCGAAGAACCTGCACACCTCGCGGACCGTAAACTTACGGCTCTCAAGGAACTGCATGTCAGTAGAACTCAGAGAAATCTGCTTGAAGTCCACCTGCCCCGGCAGGCTGACTATGCGGTCACCGCTGCGGAATTTCCCGTCGATGTCCGTTGCTGTCTTCTCGAGCTCGTCATCCTGATACTCGCCGAAGCCCACAGCACTCTTGTCGTTGCTGACAATACCTCGCACATTACCACCATTGGCAAATCGGTTAGCTGTCTCGTCGTCTCCGGCTGCAGCTATCGTGAGTGTACGTCGTGCATGGCTGATGACACTCTCTCCATGTCGGCCATCCGATGAGTGTATGTACAGGTGAATGATCTCCGATTCGCCGAAGGTGCCATATACTGCGTTGTACGGGTCACAGATGGTGTATTTGCCGTTGAGCACGTCATGCGCCACCGTATTACGGTGACAAAGCACCAGGTCGGTGACTTCTCCGAGCACCCTGCGCGGATAGATGTAGGCATTGCCGTCGAGAAGTATCTGTTTAACGGCCTCCGACCAAAAATCAAAGATTGACATCTCGGGCTGTGGCTGCACCGACAGCAGATAGTGGAAGGCGCTGCCTTCATCCTCCAGATAGCGGTCGTCCTTGCGTCTGAGATACTGAAGCTGAAGACCGGCCACGCTGTCACTTAGCAGCTGCACACAGCGATACACCGCTGCTATGCCAAGCGCCTGTTCCTTGGATGGCGCAAAGACGTACATGCCCGGCCCCGAGTATGTACGTCTTGACACAGCTGCAGCGCTATCACCAGCGCTACGTCTGAATATTCTGAAAAAACTACTAATTAAGTTCGACATGTCTATCAATGTTTCCTACAAATTTAGCCATACCGACAAGCCCTTGCAACAGGGCAAAAGAGTGGTAATTGTGTTTACTTCTGTTTACTTTTGTAGACTTTTGTGTAATTCTGCCCGTTTTGACACGTTTTTGTGGCATTTTCGACCGCAGAAAATTAACTAAGTTTTACCTTTGGGCGAAAAAGAGCCTATTATTTAACGGATGTTCACTAAAAACACGGTATAAGTAAGTATAAGTAATGCGGCATTTTAGGCAACTTTCCAACACTTTTTGCAATTTAGCGCTCATAGCTGTAAAGTTGCCCGATAGTCATCAGCAGCGTGATGGCTCCGTCGATCTTGCGGAACTGCGACGCTTTCAGCGGCTTCTTGTTCTCCAGCGAGTCCTCATCTATCACGCAGTTGGTCAGACAGTAGATGTTGATGGGGTTCTCGTTGATGGAAATCTTCGGCGGGTTCTCGTACGCCAGCATCTCAAGACTCTCCACCGGAAGATTGAAGCTGCCGTAGGTCTGGGAGTAGGGGAGCAGCACCGCCCTCGCTCCGGCGGTCGCCAGTATGTTCACCAGCTCCTGACTCTTATAGGCATCGTAGCCTATGCGTATTATCTTCAGCCGCTTCGAGCGCCTTATGATGTCGTCCGCTATGCGCCTCACGTCTATCTTGTCGCCCTGACAGTAGGTAAGCCAACCGGCATCGTGCCACGTGCGGTAGAGCTGCTCGTTCGGGTGTCCCTTCAGAGAGCCCTCCGGGAAGTAGTAGTCGGTATGCGAGTAGAAGCGCTTAGTCTCACGGCTGTAGAGGGTGTAGGTCACGGCGCTGAAATCATCATGCACTGAGAGGTCGAACGCCACGGCGCACTCCGGGCTGCCCTCCACCGTGTCAATATTGAAGCCGCTGCAGAGCTCCTTCGCCTTCTCGTAGGTGAACCATGTCTTAGCCTCGTTGATGGCGAAGCGGTTGAGCAGCTTAGTCCGGAAGGCAAGCTTGTTCTCGGCGGACATCTGCGCGTTGTTCCACTCCTGCTCGTAGAAGTCCGGCTGCACGGTGATGCCTAAATGTGGCTGCACCTTCGCCCATGTCACGGGGTCGCCCTCCTCGTCGTCAACGTCCGGCATGAAGAGGTCGGCAAACATCGTGTCGTTCTTCATCTCGCCCATCAGCACCTTCTTCGCTCCCTCCAGCTCGTTGTAGCACGGGCCGTCCACCACGTCACTCGCCGTCGTGATAATCATCGTCAACGGCTCACGTCTCGGACCCATCGACGTAGTGAGCACGTTCTTCAGGTCGGCTCCGTTCTTGTTGGCGGTGTTGCGTGCCTGCGCATACTCGTCGAGGATAGCCAGCGAGGCGAAGAGCCCGTCTTTCGTCTTTGCGTTGGCGGTCAGGCACTGCACCAAGCTGTCGCGCCCCTTGTCCTTGAAGGTCACCGCCTCACGGTTTATGCGGAAGTGCTTCTGAGTAGGGTCGAGGTCGAACATGATGGCACGCACCTCGTTGAAGCACTTCTTCGCCTGGTCGTAGGAGTTAGCGCCCACGTACGCCTCGGCGTTGTTGTCGCCGAAGAGCATGTCGTCCACCGCCATGAAGGCGGCGAAGGTAGTCTTACTGAACTTTCTCGGCACGAAGATGTAGCACGTACGGATGAGCCGCCGCCCGTCCGGACGCATGAAGCCGAAGATGTGGGCAATCTGGAATACCTGTACGGGCGTAAGCTTATAGCGCGTGCGTCCGGTCGTGCCGCTGAACTTCAGCGACTCGTAGAGCTTTATCTTACGTTTCACCCTCTTGGCGTTCCATCCCCACCGCTCAAGCAGCTCGAAGAATCTGCGTATCTTCAGCAGCTCGAAAAGGTTGTGCCTCTCCGGACTCGCTATCACTGCCTCTATATAGCCACTTAGCCGGCTATCGGTGCTAAGCGCCTCCGAATACCGGCTCTTGTAGGTGTCGATGTTAAGCTGCAGCTCCACCGTTACCTCCAGCTTTAAATTCCTGAATCTCTCCTTTTCCTCCTCCGTCATGTCTAATTATGCCTTTATTTGCCCAATTTCGGGCTCTTCTCCGTAATCCGATTAACTACCCGTTTCTTACGCAAAAACGGCTAAAAAGCTCAAAAAATCGCCCTTTCTGTTCATTTTTCACGCTTTTTGTACACATTCCCCCTGAAATTGTCCAAAAAATAGCACTTTCGGATACCTATTCTTGGACTTTACCATTATCCCTCATCGCTGCCGAACTCCTTCAGGAAGTCTCCGAATGAGTCGTTATCACTCTTCCGCTCCCTCGAGTCGGTGTTCATGCCCAGTGCCTTCAGCGCCCTTTGGCTCTGCTGAACGAAGTCGAGGTAGAGCTTCTCCTTCGGGCTGACCGTTCTCCGCTCGTTGCCCTCTCGGGATATCTCCACACTCTCCGCCTCATGCTCGTCGGATAGAATCTCCTCCGACAGTATCTCCGTTCTCACGAGCAGCTGCGCCGTAATCTGCGCCTGCATCGACAGCTCGGCGGTATATTTGCCCTGCTCCTTAAGCAGCTTCACCAGATAGGCCTTCTTGCTCTTCACCCTCTTCGCCACCATCTGCTTGCCGCTTGCCTCCTCCTCGGGCGTAGGCAAGACAAGGGTCGGCTGCTGCGGCTCGGCGTTTATCTCCACCATCGGCTGCTGCTTCTCGTTCCATCCGTGTCTCTTGCCCCGTGTCTTCAGGTAGAATATCGTCGCCGTCGTGTCGCCCTGATTGATAAGTTTCATCAGCTTGCTCTCCACGAAGTCTATCTGCGCCTCCGCCACCTCGTCCACCGCCTCGCTGAACTCCGGGTCTTCGTCCCTCCAGCGATAGAAGGTGCTGCGGCTTATGCCGGTCGCCTCGCACGCCTGACAGACTATGCCGCCGAACTCCTTCAGCTTCTCTATGAACTTCTCCTTCAAATGCTCTTTCATATCTGCGCTATGTCGTATATCGTCTCGTTACTTCTCGAATGAATTGATGCCGTCAAAGTACTCCCTGTAAAACTCGAAGAGCCCTCTGTCCACGGTGATGCTGCCCTGCTCCGTTCTCGGGTTGGTGTTGATATTTGCGCTCGTCTGGATGCCGAAGTAGAAGTCCTCCGCCTCGTTGTAGCCTGCATATATCTTGCTGTGGTTCTTGAATACCGCCGCGCGTCCGGCTTCCGGATGCTCGGCGTAGAATCTCTTCACCA